TTTATTAATTGCAACATCAGAAGCCAAATTACATCCCGCACTAAACATAAAAACATATAATCCAGGATTTTCATCTATTATTTTTTTTACTTCAGATGCACTTGTATTATATCTAACTCCTTTTATTTTTTTTGTCTGACCAAAAGAACTTTTTAATAAATTGACTTGTTGTCCGATAGAATAATCACCTCTTCTAGTGTCTAAACCACCAATTAAGAGAGCGTCGTAATTGTTTTTATTTTTTGATTTTGAAGCACTAATAGTAAACTCTGGTAAATCTTTATTTAATTCATCTTTATTTTTATCGTACAAAGATTTAGTGCTTGATGTTGATGATTTTGGTGGTTCGCTTTTTTTATTATCATTTGTTGGTTTACTGCTATTTTTTTCCGCGTCGTTTGCCGATTTTTTAGCAATATCAGACCCCAATTTTAAAATATCTTCCCAACTCATTTCTTCTAAAAGGACCTTTCTAACTATACTTTGTAGTTTTTTTTCACTTATATATTTTTTTCTCATAATACTATAAATATTAATAAAAAAAAAATCACCGATTTCTCAGTGATTTTTCTTGTATTTTTGTAATACCTCTTTCATGTCTTGGTTCGTATGGACAATGTAAACATCCGTTACCACAACATTTACCACGTTTCATATGGTAATCTTCTGTCATAACCATTCTACCTTGACTATCATAATAAAATTCAGTTGGTTGGAGTTTTGGTCCAAACTCTCTAACGTATTGTTGTTGTATCCAATCTTTTGATGCTCCTACATTCATTTTAATTATTCTTTCTAAGATTATAAAACGCCAACATAACTTGGTATGTTAGCGTTATATCATTTCCCCATTGTACTTTCATGACTTATACAATTTCACAAGCACCACCGGCACATGCTGCCTCACCTCTAAGGTCAGTGTTATCTTGTAACTCAATAACTTTTGTAAGATCAACATCTGTTAATGATTTAACTAATCTTTCAAAGTCTTCTTTTGTACAATCTTCAAAAGGTGCCTGTGTGTAAGTTCCTCCGTTGTATGGTAATACTGAAAGTCCGTTATAAAAGTCTCTATTATTCCACATCCAATCACCAACTAATTCCCACTCATCTTCTTTAATTGAAACGGTTGCCGATACGTTGTGAGTATTTTGTCCGTTTCTATGACCAGGTTTAATCCATTCTTGTGAAACTTTTTTAACTCTCTCTAACATCTGAAATACTGATTCATGTCTAACGATTGAACCTTCAGGTGCTCTTTGTGGAATAGTGATTACCGCAGTGTCGTGTGGTCTAAAGTATTCGTCTTCAATCAATTCAGGGTGGTTAATTGCCAAGTATGAATAGATTGATTCGTTTTTACCAACACGGATTCTTCTTAGGTAATAATCATTATGCCAAGCATGAATACCTGATGATGTTCCCAATACTAAAGATGATGTTCCTGATGGTTTAACTGTTGTTGTTCTTGCAGATTTGTTAATTTTAATTAATGATGCAACTCTTTCGTTTTCTTCTTTAACTGCTTTAGCCGCCTTTTTCATATCATAACCCAATACAACACCTGAACCGATACCCGTCATACCAACACCAATAAGTGCGTCTTTTTCGGTTGTTCTTTTCCAAATGTCTCTTAGGTAATGAAAGTCTGTGTACCCTGCCTGTAATGTTCCAATAAATGATGCCGCTCTAACTCTTTTATCGAAGTCTTCTTGTGATTCAATATCTGATGCATTTACCTCACATAAGTTACAGAATTGGAATGGACGAAGTGCGATTTCACAACATGGGTTAGTTCCCCAATCTTTATCGTTAGATAAATAGATTCCAGGTTCACCTGCTCCTGATAACTCAATACGTTTCCACAAATCCATAAAGAATTCTTTTGTGATTTTGTGACGAAGAAGTACTGCCGAGTTATTTGCTCTACCTCTTTGTGCGTTTTGTTCCCACCAACTTCCTGACTTACAAGAAATCATTTCTTCATCATCTGCCGAGAATAAAGATATAAGTGCAGCTCTTCTAATACCACCAGCAAGTACCGCATCAGCAATATGACACACAATATCATGGGTTTCAATCGGTGATAATCTTTCTCCATCTTTTTTGTTATCCAACACTTTTGTTATGTGGTGGATACAATCTTTTAGTGGTTGAGGTCCTGGTGCTTTACCCCCTGATGTTACAAGGTTTGCTCCTTTGTGTCTGATATCTGAAAAGTCAAATATCGGTGTTGACGATTTGTAACCTAAGTATGATTCCATCAATACTTTAATTGCGTCTGCCCATCCTTCAATAGAGTCACCAATAAGGTAACGTCTTGTTCTTTCAGGGTTTGGTTTTTTTATTTCTGGTAGTTTTTCAACATGGTGTTTTTGAACTGAGTATCCAACTCCCGTTCCACCTAAAAGTAAAAACATTGTTTCAGAAAATGCGTCTACATGGTCAATTGGCATATATGCACAGTTGTAGACTCTGTTTGGTGAAATCTCAATTGGTTTACCACCGAATTGTAATGATCTCATTGATGGTAATACTTTCTTGTCGTATACCATTTTATATACCTCCTCTATCTCATCTTTGATGTGGGGGTACTTACGTTGGTGCATCTCTTTGTTACGTGTTACCAACTCTTCCCAAGTCTCTCTCCTGTTTAATTCAGGTTGAAACTTAGCGTATTTCATAAAGACAGTAATGTCACTTAATATTTTTTGCGAAATATCCATTTTTTACAAATTTAATAATTTATTTTAAGATTCTTGTTGTTCTTTTTGTTTTTTTCTTTCTAACAGTTCCTTAATTCTGTTCCTATTCTTTTCTTCTTTTTGTTCCTCGTGGCCAAGGAATGTTACACTTTGTTCTGTATCTATCTCTAACATACCATTGTCAAACTTACAGTTCTCAAATATAATCCCATCTTTACCGATCCTTGATTTTGTGATTGCGATTGTTGCCAAGTTCATTTCTTTTTGTTGTAATGATTTTGCGACCGTGATAATAACGTGTCCAACTTGAGCCTTTTTAATAGAACCACCCATTTGATCTGTTGTTACAACCTCTGATGATATTGAATTTCTGTTACCTTGTGTTGCCGTCCATCCTGCAATATCCAACTCGTGACACATTGCTTCAAATCCTCGCATTACCGATCCTTCACTCTTCCATTCATCACCTAACATCTTGTCTGGTACTACACAATCAATATAATCTAAAATAATCATATCAACCTTAATCCCTTCGGCAATCATTTTTCTAACCTGATTTTTAATCTGATTCATAGTTACGGTATCAGATGCCAATTTTTTCATAATCAACTTATTTTTTCTTGTTGACTGAATTTCTTTGACTCTTTCAGTAACTTCTTTTCTATTTTCAGAAAGATCGTCGGGGTGTATTCCGGTCCAAAGTGTAAAGTGTTTTCTTTGGATAATTTTTGGGTTGTCCTCAAAGAATATTTGAAGGACATTATACCCTAAGTTAAATGCGTGGTTAGCAATCTTTGTTGTAAACGTGGATTTACCAACACCGGTTGGTGCCAAAATAACACCAATTTCACCTTTAGCAAGACCACCTTTTAATAGGTTGTCAATGCCAGGTACTCCAATCGGAATTGGGTGTCTGTAGTCGTCATCCAATACCTCATCAATATTAAAAAAGACATCTGTCGTACCCTTATCTACCTCCCCAACTTGAAGTGCTCCCCTTACCATTTCTTCTAACTTATCATAACTCTCGAAATCACCTTTATCGATGATTGATTGAGCCTTGGTCATTACTTTTTGGAGTTCTTGTTGTTTACAGAATTTAAGGGACTTTTCTTGAACAAAGATTGAACCTTCGTCTGAGACGTTCTTAACCTGATCTAATGTGTCTAAAACGCTCTTTTGAGCCATCGGTGAACTAATTTCTGACTTAGTCAATTGTTCAAGGGTATCAAATGTCGGTGTATGCTCATATTTTGAATAATATTCTTTGATCATTTGACAAATAATCTTGAAATATTGGTTATCAAAATAATGAGGATCAATAACTTCAATTATGGAATTAGAGAAATCTTTGTAAGTAATTATGTTATTTAGTAATTGAATTTGAAAAGTATTTCCTAAGTATCCGAAGTTCTTTTTGTCTGACATATTGTATAGATTTTTGTTCCTTGTTTTAATAAATATAGTTAAGCGAACGAATAATTAAGGTACTGATAAGATAAATTTTTCTCTGATAAAATGTCAGTCAACTCTCTTAAAATGTTTTTTATGTCTGGTCGTATGTCCAGCGTGTATCTTACCTTTGGCGGGTATAGTTTCGCGTCAATAATTCTATGACAAATTGTCTTGTTCCCGACCTTTAAGATTATGTTAAATATCTCAGGTCCATCTGTGTTTGATGTTTCTAAAATGTTTGGGTCTTCTTCGATTTGGTATCTATTGTCTAACATATATACCATACACTTGTTTCTCAATTTTGTTTGAAGTGACTCAGATAGATACTTAATGTACTCATATAATTCAACTGAATTTTCAGCCTTTTCATGATAACCTTTTACATTAAAGAATCTTTGTACTACAAAATTGTTGTTAAGTGTAATTAGGAACTCAACCTTTGTTACATCATTCTGCTCTTTCATAATTTTACTTTTTTGTTTTAAACTTTGTTTTTTCTTTTCTTGTTAACTTTAAAAATGGTTTTAAAAAATATACCCACTGATCGTCACCTTTCGGTAGGTATTTAAATAATCCGTCGTCCATCATCATCCGAATTAGATTCTTATAACCTCTTCCATCAGGATCCAATGACTCAGAGTAATAAGAGTGTACTAATTCTTTTCCTTCTTCACTAATAAGTGGTTCCGATAAATCTACAATCTTTTTATTGATTTCAAAAAACTCGTCACCAAAAATACCTTCTTTTGTTTTACCCGTCAGTAAATTTTTAAGTGCGGTATTATCTTTTTGTTCTTTAAAGAGTTCTTCACCTCTTGTTAAAATATCGGTAAAAGATACTTCTTTTTCAAGTAGCTCAGGAAATAATTTAACAATAGTCTTCTCACCTAAGTAATAGATTCCATCTATATTATCTGATTTGTCACCAGATATTATCTTGAATGTTTTTACGTTATAGTGTGGGATTTCTATTTCGTGTAGTTTAATCTTATCTCCGTTCTTATAATACTTTTTGGTATTAGGTGAATAGATTGTAACATCTTCAGAGATAAGTTGTGTGAGGTCTCTATCTCCACTGAAAATTGTTTTATCTTCGTCTTTTGAAATTTTGCAATAGTATGCGATGAGGTCATCGGCTTCAGAGTTTTCAAATTCAACTTGTCTAACAAACATTTCTTCCAAGTATTCTTTTACTCTTTGTTTTTGTTTGTTAAATGATTGTTCTTTAAAATCTTCTGTAACCCCTTTTCGGTTAAGTTTGTATTTTGGGTAGATTAACCTTCTTTGCGAAGTACTTGTTTCTCCGTCCCAAAATACAACAACCTTGTTGAAGTTTTCGTCTTCTATGAACCTACGTAATGTGTTAAGGAAATGCCAAATACCTCCTACGTGTTCCGTACCGTTAAAGTAATCTTTAACTCCGTGAAATCCAATTTTTAATAAATTATTCCCGTCTACTAATAGGGTTTTTGTCATTTCTGTAAATTACAGGGTTCTTACTCTACTTCTTCTTTTTCTGCTTTCAAATCAAAGTCACCATCAACACCGATGATTTCTTTCCAATACTCAGCATATTCTTTTTTGTATTGTTCAATAGATGCCTTTTCTTCAGACGCTTCTTTACCTGGTAAAAATCCGTGTGGTGTTACAATAATTTTACCGTCTTCAAACCCAAGTCCATTGATGTGGTTTTTCATTACGGACACTTTTGTTCTTGATGCGAACTTTACTGTACGTTTGTCTTTAGTTGCGGTAATCTTTGTTGTTCCTGCCCCTTTTTGATTTCCAAATAAAAAAACTAAAGATGAATTTAACCAAATCGCTTCACCACCTTTTGCCTTAATTTTTGGTTGACCAAATGGGTTGTCAGGTAATTCAACCCAAGGCTGATTAACAATAATCAAAGTGTTTTCATATTTAGAATCCGATTTACGAGATCCTGAAATACGTTGATTGATTCCCATTCCAATTTTGTCGGCTAAAACACTTGCATTGTGTTGTTTACCTCCTTTACCTTCATAAGTCATCTTACAAGGAACTGAACCAACTGAATCCCACATTATACATAATGAATAGTCTAAATCACCTTTTTCTTGTGCATCTAACAAATCATTAATGTAATCTGTAATTTGTTCAATGTAATCAAAGTTATTATTAAAGATATAAAAACCATCCCACTCTAATTCACCTGTCTCTGTGTCAACAACTTCATCACATTCAAACCCCATAAGTTTTGCGTGTTCAAAGGACCATTTTTGTTCAGTAATAATGAACACAGGAAGTACTCCTTTTTTTTGTGCATCAACCGCAGTTTTTACTAAGGCGGTTGTCTTACCCGTATCACTATGCCCTAAAAACATATTAATGTGTCCCATCGCAGGTCCCGGTAATCCAACAGCATCTAAGAAAGGTTCACCTAAATCAAAAAACCTTTGTGGTTTATATTTTGCTGATGTAGAAAACTTTTTCTTTAATGAACTAAAATCATTCTTTTTAATTGCCATTTTCTTCTTTTTGTTCGTTTAATATTTTTAACATGTCTTCGGTCACTTCAAACTTATCATCCCTTTTTACGTTGTATTTATAAACGGTTTCCAACATTTCAAGTTTACCTTTTGCGTTTGCCATCTTATCAACAGACTTATCCATTTCCTCTAAATGTTGTGGGTGTTCTCCAATCCCAACGGGGTTATTAAAATAAACTAATAGTGTCGCTTCGGCTTCAGCCATTTCTGACCTATATTTCAAGGTCAGGGCTTCATACATTTTTTCTGATATCTTATTCATTACTTAAATATTAAAATGGTAATTCTTCTGATGGTTCATCATCCGCTTGTGGATCAACAATTGGTGTTTCTTCTTTTTGTGCGCCACCTAAAGAAATCTCAGCCTCATCTCCATATACGTATTTTTTAAGTTCTGAACTCCACATTGGTGTTTCTCCTACGGCTACAGCCTCTAAATACTCAACAGGTTTTTTAGAATAAACATCTTTCCAAGTTAATTCATCTTGTAACCAACCTTCCATGATTTCTTTATCTGTGTGTACAGGTGCCGGGTCATCGTACATAATTGTTTGAACAACCGTATATTCTTTTCCTTGTGGTGTCTTAGCCTTTGTTAATTCAATAATAAGGTCTCTACCTTTTTCTGAATCAGTAACATCTCCTTTTGCTTTCCAAATAGGAAGGATTTTATCTAACACACCTTCTTGTTTGTAGTTGTGTTTAAATCTCCAAAATTTAACACCATCTTGTTCATTATCTCTATCAACAACTTTAACAATGTAAAATAAACGTGAACGGTACTGTGACGCCAATTCTTTATCTTCTTTTTTACCTGTAGAAATTAATTCGTTATAAACTTCAGTAAGTGGCGATCTTTCGTTGTCATTTTTTTCAGGGTCATACAACTTAACCCACTGTCCGTTTACTTGAATCTCGTGATACCAAACTTCAACAAATGGTGATGAACCATCTTTTGTAGGTAACACTCTGATTCTTTTTTGTGCGGATTTTTCATTTTTTTGAAGAATTGCTGAAAAATATCTTTTC